GATACAGTTCACACGGCGTAAACGGGAAATGGTCTATTTTTCCTGCCTTATATATAGTAGGGGCGGTAGTGAGGATAGCCCCTACGCGGTCCTCTGGCGAGGCCCCTAGGCCGAGTTCCAACTTACCCCTCACTCGCTGTGGCTTCGCTCGGGCGTTAAGCCCGTTGCTGTCGGCACCTTTTAGTGGGGATAGTTATATTTAGCCCACCACTAAATCGAATCGCTTTAACCCACCATAAGAGAATCTGATTCCGGCCCGTGCCGTTTCCCACAATCTTTAAGGAGACACTACGTGGCAGATAATTCCGCCGACATCGCCAAGCGAATCATCCTAGGCTGTGTCTCAGAAGGTATGACCATTGAAGCTGCCTGTGGCAGCGCAGGTAAGTCTATTAAGACCTACGAGTATTACCGTCGCACTGATAAGATCTTTGCAGACAAGATTGACCGGACACGGCTAGGTTTGAAGGATAAGTCCTTTGCCTCATCCGATGTCCACGATATGACCTTTCCAGAGTTCCGCCAGCAGTTCCTCCATAGCCGTACCTTCCCACATCAGCAGAACATCGTAGATGTGATTGAAGGTAGGGAGCCAGGGTGGTTACACCCCTCTATGAAGTTTGAACCAGGGTTGGCCTCAAACCGTGTGCTTATCAACATCCCGCCAAACCACGCCAAGTCCATCACAATTACGGTGGATTACGTGACGTGGCAGGTATGTAGGAATCCTAACTTTCGAGTACTGATAGTTTCCCAAACGCAGCAGTTAGCTGCCGACTTTCTCTACGCCATCAAGCAACGTCTGACGCACCCAATGTACCAAGAGTTACAGACTGCGTATGCTGCTGGCGTAGGGTTTAACTCTAAGTCTGCTTCGTGGCAGGCAACCCGTGTCACCTTCGGTGATGAACTCCGTGAGTCATCTGAAAAGGACCCGAACATCGAGGCCGTCGGTATCGGTGGTCAGATCTACGGTAAGCGTGCAGATATGATTATCGTAGACGACGCTGTGACCTTAAAGAACGCTAATGAGTTTGAGAAGCAGATCCGCTGGTTAACCCAAGACGTGCGATCTCGTTTGAACCCTACAGGTAAATTGATTGTTATTGGTACCCGTGTGGCCTCGGTAGATCTCTACCGCGAGCTACGCTCTGAGGACCGCTACCCTGGTGGGCTAGTTCCTTGGAAGTACTTGGCTATGCCGGCGCTTTTGGAAGCAGATGAGGACCCTGACAAGTGGGTTACGCTTTGGCCTTATTCGGATATGCCCTTTGATGGGCAAGAAGAAGCCGATAAGAACGAAGAAGGTTTATACCCACGTTGGTCTGGTCGTAACCTATACAACGAACGCCAAGCGATGGATACATCTACCTGGGCGTTGGTCTACCAGCAACAAGATATATCTGAGAACGCAGCTTTTGATCCCGTCTGTGTTAAAGGTTCTATTGACGGGATGAGAAAGTCAGGTCGTCTTGAACCAGGTTATCCAGGTCATCCGAAAGATCTTTCTGGCTTTAGTATTATCTGTGGTCTTGATCCTGCTATGGTCGGTGATACTGCTGCGATCTGCTATGCTATTGATCGAAGTTCCAATAAACGTTACATTGTTGATGCTATCAAGATCACTGGTCCGTCTCCGGCACAGATCCGCGAACTGATCTTTAGTTGGACTTCGCTATACAGTCCTTCTGAATGGGTAGTAGAGAAGAACGCTTTCCAAGCCTTCCTTACCCAAGATGAAGGAATTAGGCAGCACCTTGCTACTAGAGGTGTACTACTTAAAGAACACCACACAGGTCAGAACAAGTGGGATGCAGGCTTCGGTGTGGCATCTATGTCTACCCTCTTTGGTACCAAGCAGTTTGATGGTAAGCACCATCGAGATAACTTGATCCACCTACCTAGTGACCAGACTGAAAACGTCAAGGCACTGATTGAGCAGTTAATTACGTGGACTCCCACTACTAAGGGTAAGACCGACTTAGTAATGGCCCTGTGGTTCTGTGAGATCCGAGCACGCGAGATGCTCAACTATGGTCAGTATGCAAGCCATCACTTGAAGAATCCATTTTTGTCTAGGAGAGAACTAGGCAAGCGAGTAGTCGTCAACATAGATGAACTTATCGCAGAGCAAAACAAGACATTCATCTAAGGAGTTCCATTGTTATCAGTTAAAGAGATTGACGCGAAGCTAGCGCGTTTGCGTACCAAGTACGCTCCACGCGATCAGCGTATGCGCGACGTTCTTTCTGTACGTCAGGGAGACTTGTCTAAAGTATTCCCATCAATGTTCTCCGAGGATTACCCAAAGCCACTCGTTGCTAACTTCATTGACGTTGCAGCACGTGACTTGGCTGAAGCCGGTGCTCCTCTACCTTCCTTTAACTGCTCTGCAAACAATATGGTTTCTGATGCACAGCGTAAGGCAGCAGATACCCGCACTCGTATCGCTAACTACTACGTATCTTATTCCAACCTTTCACTACAGAACTACAAGAACGCTGACTGGTATAACACCTACGGTATGACTATCGGTATGGTAGAGATGGACTATGAGGATAACAACCCTCGTATGCGCCTACTTGATCCAACAGGTTGCTACCCAGAGATGGACCGCTTTGGTCGCACGATCTCACTTAGCCAGTTGATCGTATCTGATGCTGATACAATCGCAGCACAGTACCCAGAGTTTGCAGAAGCGATCCTGAAGAAGAATAACTTCCAACCAGGATCTCCATATATGACTATCGTGCGCTATCACGATGCAGACCAAGATCTCATCTATCTGCCACAGCGCAACAACTTGGTACTCTCACGTGTACCTAACCCAGTTGGTAAGTGTTTAGCACGTGTCTATATCCGTCCGTCTCTTGATGAGCAGGCACGTGGTCAGTTTGATGATGTACTAGCAGTACAACTTGCTCGTGCTCGCTTTGCTATCTTGCAGATCCAAGCAGCAGAAAAGTCTATCCAAGCACCTATTGCTATCCCACAGGATGTGCAAGAACTTGCTCTCGGACCTGATGCGATTATGCGTTCTGCTAATCCGCAGAACATCCGTCGTGTAGGACTAGATCTACCACCTGGAGTCTTTACTGAGTCCGGTGTCCTTGAGCGTGAACTACGTCTTGGTGCTCGTTATCCAGAATCACGCTCTGGTGAGATCAACGCTTCCGTTGTTACAGGACGTGGTGTACAAGCACTACAGGCAGGCTTTGATACACAGATCAAGGCAGCACAAGCACAGTTTGCACGCCTCTTTGAAGATCTTATTGGTCTTTGCTTTGAGGTAGATGAGAAGATCTTCGGATCTATCCAGAAAACAATTAAGGGAACCGATGACGGTACACCTTACACACTCAAGTACATCCCTTCCCGTGACATCAAGGGTGAGTACGGAGTAGATGTACGCTACGGAATTATGTCCGGTATGGACCCTAACCGTGCAGTTATCGCATTACTACAAATGCGTTCAGATAAACTTGTTTCCCGCGACTATGTACGCCGTGAACTACCAGTGGAGATCAATGTTACACAAGAAGAACAGCGAGTTGATATCGAAGAGTTACGCGACTCTTTACGTATCGCTGTTGCTCAGTACGCTCAAACCATCCCTGCGATGGCATCGCAAGGTCAAGATCCTTCCCAGGCTGTTACTCGCATTGCTGAAGTCATCGCGGGTCGTCAAAAAGGTTTGTCGTTAGAGTCAATCGTGGAAAAGGCGTTTGCGCCAGAACCTCCACCTCCAGCTCCTGCTATGCCTGAAATGGCAATGGCAGGTATGCCTCCTCAAGTTCCAGCAGCAGGTGCGGCCCCCGCCCCAGCCTCAGCGCAACCTCCACAAGAACAAGGTGGTATGGCCCCTGCTGCTGGTCAACGTCCCGATATAGCACAACTACTAGCCGGTATAACTGGCGCAGCATAAAGGAAAGGAGGCGCACTATGAACAAGGGAACACACGCAAAGGCTCCAGTACAGCCAGTTAAGGTTGATACAAAGGCTGGTTCAGTTAAGGGTGGAGAAGTCAAGTTTGGCTACGCTCCAGCTGCTCGCAAAGGCAAGAAGGCTTAATTTACTGAAGGGTGTACAGGGTGCTGAATCACAACGATAGGGTTCCACGCCCTGTACGCCCAACAGATTTACTTGTTATATTTACAGTTGCTCTTTACAATTTATCGCAAGTATTAGAAACATTCTTTTCAGAATTATTTGAACTTAGTATTTATCATTCAAACCAAAAGACAAAAACAATGCAAGCGTGGGAAGAAATGACCACAGACCTAGAACAGTTACAGGAGGGAACAGATGGCTGAGAATCCTATGGCTGGCGTTTCTGGCCCAAGTGTTTATTCCAAGCGTACAGATATTGGAACGCCAGAGATGAAGATGGGTTCTATTGCATACGGAGAAGGTGTTGAGACGCAGGCTCTAAAGTCAGGTGCTCCACTAGGTAGAACTCCAGATGCAGTAGCAGAACCACAAGATAGATTACGTCCTGCCCCAGCAGGTCCTATTACAGAATTATTCGCAGAGACTCAACGTAAAGATGAACCTGTAACAGCAGGTATTGATATGGGTGCAGGTCCTGGATCTAGCGCATTAGTAATGCAATCAAGATTTGCAGAACGTAAACTTTCAGACATTCTTGCTGAAATGATTCCTTTTGATAATACAGGTGAGGTCGCTATTCTTTATCAGAACGCACTAGCGCGAGGTAACTAATGGCTGATAACATCACATCAGCAGCCTATGCAGCTAAGTTAGCTGAAGAGGATCGTAAGAAGGTTGAGGCTTACAACAAGTCTCTCAAGGCCCACAAAGAACTTACATCTCTTCCGCCTGAACTAGCGCAGAAGCAACTTGCTAAATACACACCTCAGCAACAGATTTCGCTCAAGCAGCAATATGGCAATGAAGATCCAGTTGAAAAGCCGGATCAAGGTTGGCTTTCTACTGCTTGGAATTACACAGGTGGTGCAGTCCTTAGTGGACTCAAAGAAGCCGGTAAAGATCTTCTTGGTGGACTACAGAATGTATCTGATTTTACTACACGTGCTTACCGTACTGCTGCTATCTCAGCAGATCAGCAAGTAGGTCTTAACGAGGCTTGGGATATTGCCAACGATAAAGGCGATAAAGTCTTTAGCCCAGGACGTATCGAACGTGCAAAAGAACTTTTTGATCCTAACGCAGTAGCAGTTGCTATGCGTCTTGCAGCAGGTGAAGATCAAGGCAAGATTCTTGCCGAGGCAACCCCTGAGCAAATTAAGTATAT